TTCTAAGGTAATACATACCTGTCTTCAAACCTTTTTTCCACGCGTACATATGCATACTCGATAATTTAGAAGTCGTCGGACTTTCCATAAACAAGTTCATACTTTGTGATTGATCGATGAATCGCCCTCGATCGGCAGCCATGTCGATGACCGCTTTTTGACTTATTTCCCAAACAGTCTTATAGAGTTCTTTGATGTTATCGGGGATATCGATAATATTTTGGATCGACCCACCCGCGCGGACCATCAAATCCTTCATTTCCTTCGACCACATGCCGATCGATTTGAGATCCTTAACCAAATGCTTATTGACGATCACAAACTCTCCCGCGAGTGTTCTTCGAAGGTAAATGTTAGTAGTGTATGGCTCAAAACATTCATTGTTTCCCAAAATCTGAGCGGTCGAGGCGGTAGGCATTGGCGCCAACAAGAGACTGTTACGAAGCCCCTTCTTAACTCTCTGTCTCATGGCATCCCAATCATACATACCACTAAACTTCGTCTCACCATCCCACATGTCGGGTTGTAAAATACCCTTCGACGCGGGTGAACCTTCAAATGTCTCATACGACCCATCCAATTCGGCGAGTTCGCAACTCGATTCGAGCGCGGCGTGATACATGGTTTCAAAAATATACGAATTAATTTGATGCGACTGTTCACAATCGAACGGGAGGCGTAACAAATTAAACACATCCGCGAGACCTTGGACACCCAAACCAATCGGACGATGTCGTATGTTTGATCGTCTCGCGGTTTCGACTGGATAAAAGTTCTTATCGATGACCCGGTTCAAGTTGCGCGTGACCATCTTCGTGATTCTATGTAATTCCTTATAATCGAATGTCTTTGTTTCCAGGTTCACATATTTTGGGAGTGCGATTGATGCGAGATTACATACAGACGTCTCATATTTATCGGTATATTCCAAAATTTCAGTACATAAGTTTGAGCTCTTGATCACACCCAAATTCTTTTGATTAGATTTTTCGTTACACGCGTCCTTGTAGAGCATGTAAGGTGTCCCGGTTTCGCTCTGTGATTTAATGATTGCCTTCCAAATCTCCGAAGCTGGGATAGTTTTAGTGGCTAATCCTTCTTCTTCGTATTTGGTATAGAGCTGTTCAAATTCTTCGCCGTAAACATCTGAAAGCCCCGGTGCCTTATCGGGGCAAAAGAGTGACCAAGTTCCACCCTGTTCAACTCGTTTCATGAACAAATCTGGAATCCACAACGCGGAAAACAAATCTCTACATCTCGCCTCTTCATCGCCTTGATTTAGTCGTAATTCCAAAAAGTCCATGATATCCGCGTGCCAGGGTTCGAGGTAGACAGCGATTGAACCCTTGCGCCGACCGGCCTGATTAACATACCGTGCCGTCGCGTTAAACACACGAAGCATTGGAATGATCCCATCTGACTGTCCGTTTGTCCCGCGAATACGAGATTTATTAGCGCGTACATCGTGGATATGAAGACCGATACCTCCAGCCCACTTTGAAATCTGCGCACATTCAGTTAAACTTCCATAAATCCCGTCGATTGAATCACCTTTGTTTGCGATGAGAAAACAACTCGACATTTGTGGGCGGGGTGTGCCTGAATTAAATAGGGTCGGTGTCGCGTGGATAAATAAACCCTTGGACATGGAATCATACGTTTCGATGACCGATTCGATATCGTCACCGTGAATACCTATAGCGACGCGCGCGAACATGTATTGCGGTGTTTCCATCAATTGACCGTCCAATCGCTGGAGATACGATTTTTCGAGAGTTTTTAACCCAAAATACCCAAAGTCATCGTCTCGTTCTGGGCGGATTTTATCCTTAATGTGTCCAGCTATTTCGGCGACTTCATGGGTGACGATACCCGCTTTCGCGAGTTTTTTCATCGCGATGTGAAGATTATTTGGGCACACCTTTTGAATGTTACTCGCGACCAAACGAGTGGCAAGAATCTCATAATCTGGGTCGCTCGTGATCATCGCGATACATGTCTCGGCTGAGAGATTATCAATTTCGTACGTTTTGATATTTTCATACATCGATGAAAAAACCTGTTGTGAAATTTTTTGGGCGTCGACATTTTCTGACAATCCGACTGCTAATTTTAGAATCCTGTTGGTGACCTTATCAAACCTGACGTCTTCAACACGACCATTACGTTTAACGACTCTCATTTTATATAAATACTAAGCTTAATTTTTTTAAGCTATTTTACTTGAAATCCGCACTCCTGACTGGGACGGTACCAACAGTCTCGGCGTATCTGTTTGGCTGAAGTAATGTGGTATTGACGTTGAAAGGTCCATCTTCGCCTGCTTTGGTGATTGGCGCATAAGATCCAATAAAGCAAGACTTGTTATCACAGGCGGGTTTGAACATCGATGGGACAGCTGGGGTGGAGAACGCTTCGTCAAGATTGGCGGCAACGATCTTCATTTATATTCACCAATAATTTTTTTCCGAGTGTATATTAAATGTGCGATAATCTCCACCTGAATTCTATCAGTCAATGTGCGACTCCACTGAACAAATTGTTTTTTTCTGCCTTCAATGTTAATTTAGTCCAACGCGGTATTCGCCAATCTTTTAAAAACAAGACCGGTGTAAAGATAGATTACCAGAACGAAGACGATGTCTATGGTATCATGCGCGTCGTATTCATAAACAATGCTGGTAACCACAATGAGGGTATTAATGAGCAAGTGAAGTCAATGAACACGATCGCTATAAACACAGCGGTCTCTCAGATTCAAACAGGCGTCTCTCAATACATGGGATATGTCCACGATATTGACAAGGGTATGGATCCGATTAATAGACCGGTGAGTACGAGTACGTATGGCAATAAGATTGGAAAATCTGACAAGATCGGCGTCTAAACACCTAGATCTCGTGTGTAACGAACCGGCTGAAAACCGACATCGGTGGGCTGTTCGGGTTCGTTCTCTTGGACGGTTTCGCCGTCGACACCGTTTATTTTCAATGAGACTTCATCGTCTGGTAAAACCTGTTGAGTAATGGTCTGAACGTCACCGACGGAGCGCGCGGCAACCGATACTTCTGGTTCTTCTGGAACATTCGTGGATCGTCGAATGTATACGGTGACAGCGAGGATGACAAGTAATATGATCAGTGTTCTTGTGACACGTTTATTCATTATACTATACCGATATAAAGTTTTTGGGCGTAGGAAATGTAAGATGAGTCTAAACTACTACCGAGATGAGACAAGAAATGTGTGCAAGCTTCATGGCTGGGATAAAGCAAACATAGACACTGTGTGGCTGCTACTCTCCGAAGAATTTGGAGAGCTTGCGTCTGCGATCAGACAAAACAGAAGAACGTTTAAAAAAATAGGATTGAAAAAGGATAGAGGAACCGACGTGATGATGGAAATGGGTGACGTGTTTTCGTATCTATTTCAACTCGCGTACATGTTAAACGTCGACATGGATAAAATGTGGACCGAGCATGGTAGAAAGATGAAATATAAAAATTATAATCTTCACTAATATTAATTATGTCCGTCAGTGACCAAGATTTGATTAATAAAATTAACCCATTCGTCAGTTCGAAGGGTATATCTTTACCCGGAACTGTCGGACAGGTGGTTGATTTTGGTGAATACGAAGTGCCAACGAATGAAGAGGGAATGGATGAATACGTAAGTCCGATGTGTGGATATGGACAAACAATTGAAGGTCGAATTGGTCGCGAAGAGGCATGTAAATTGTCTCGTCCACCGATACCAGGGCGCAATGTGGATACAGGTGATTTCTCTGAACCATCGCTGACTGGCAACACTAAAACGAAAAGTACGAAAAGTACACAGTGTGAGACGTGTGATTGTTCGGAGGGAAATCCATGTCAATGTGCTGACTGTCCACATAAAAATAAACTTTTGACCATTAATCACTTGTTATTGGGTGTGGTGTCTCTGTCTCTATTAATTGCATGGTTCTAAAGAATCGTTCAAGTCTAAACTCATTAGTTGATGTGTTTATGACTTTTGGCAATTCATTCATACATATTTCATACACCAATCTCTTTTGCCATGAACATATCATATTAATGATCGGTGGCGTGAATGTAGGATCCAAAATTTTCACAGAATGCATTATTCTCACGAGACTTCTTATATTTTTATTTTCACACAACGCGTTCTCCAACGCAATCAAAGCCATTTTTCGCCTGGTTTCGATTGTTTTGTGAACCATCGTATCTAAAAATTGTTCATATCGAAGCGAATCGTACACGGCATGTATGTGACCCCACGTTCCAATAGGACATGTTTCAATTATATCGAAATTATCTCTATAACCTTCACCGGCTATATATTTAACGGTTTTTATGTGGATATTTTTTTCGAGGACTTTTGCGCTTTTAACAAATGAAGTCATGTACTGATATGCGTACATTTCTCTAAGCAGTTTAACTCCTAAGTCATTCACATTGATATTAAAAATAAGTCAAAATGTTTCACTCGGTCGTGAACAATACCTTGTCATATTACGTCACGTTAGATGATTTTAGAGATGATTTACCCAAAGATATCAGACCTTCATGGGTAAAGTTGACCACGATCACGATGATATCGAGTTTTCAAAAGCCAATAGATACAGAAAAATTAAAAAGATGTTTCAAAAAATTGGCACCGATTAAATTGAAATTACGAAATGCCACGAAGAAATCAAGCGCCGTCGAGTGGATGATAAAGCCAACAAAATTTTATAACCAAATTACTTTGGGTTATAGTGATAAATTCAGTCAAAAATCAATTAAATTGTTTCCAAACGGAAGCATTCAAGTTGCGGGGTGCACGGACTTGATTAATTGCAAGCACATAATCGGTCAGTTATCATATTTATTAAAAATAATGTTGGGACCAGAATTTGAAGTTCCACGCGATACGTTCCGTGTGGTGATGATTAATTCAAATTTTAGTTTGAATTGGAATATTAATTTGATCGAGACGTGCGATCATTTTGAAAAATACCCCGATGTATTTAAAGTTTCATTTGAACCGGATAGATATTCAGCTGTTAAAATTAAATTTAAACCAGCGGACGACATGAAAGAAATCACGGTGAGTATTTTTGGGACGGGTAAAATTATCATAACTGGCGCGGAGACCCTGAAAGAAATCGCATTCGCCTACAATATCATTAATCAGCACATCAATACGAATGATTCTATTCGAATTTCTCGGGTACAATCCGATAAGATTGATATATTTGATATAGCTTCAGGACGAGACGTGAACTCGACGATCGTGGGAGCAAAAAAAATGGGGATAAAATCGTGGAAAAACACCACCCAAAATAGAGAAATAAATTTCTAATGTAATATTAATAATAATGAGTCAACGCATGGGCATGGCCGATGGCCGTAATTTTACTGTCAACTCAGCGAGTGGTCTGTATAACAATTACCTGATGGAGAAGAATGGTGTAGCTGTCGTGGATAACTACTCTTATCGCAAATTGCTCCAATCCAAGGGACCCGCCTTGGTTGAAGAAACGCAAAAGACACAGACGACCGAGGGTGGGAAGGCGGACAAGCCACTCGTCGATACGCGTAACATTTACTAATCACGGAAAATAACAATAAATTTTATCTATATATTGTTCTAGAGAATGGAAAATCAGTGTGCTATATGTCTGAATGAGGTAAGATGTACTCGCCACAACCCACCGATTCGGTGTGGACATATATTTCATTCACATTGTCTAGAACAGTGGAAGGCAAAAGGTAAACAGACCTGCCCGATCTGTAGGAAAATATTCGACGGCGCGAATTTTAAAGTGATGGTCACGGTGACAAATAATTTTGAGAATACGTCGAATACACACGAGATATCAGCTGGTGATCCACACATTTTTGATATTCTCGATATATTTTTTGACGTCGGTGATCAAACGGATTTAAACTCACTTCTTACCGACTTTGGGGTGAGTGTGTCCGACTTTGATCCCTCTATCTTTAACGCAGAAGGATGAACAGTATTTATCGTAGTTCAAACGCCCGTAATCCTTCGAAGCCTTCCTTGGATCGATGATGACATTCCCCTTTGCGTCGGTCAGAAGAGGTCCCGTCGCCCACCCCCTTTTGTGACTGAATACGTTACACTTAAATTTTAAAATTTTACCCGGTCGGGGTGACGTCGCCGTTCCACCTGCCTTTTTTACGCGCGCGAGTGGAACCTTAAAAAATTTGGCGATTTCTTCATACGTGTTTCCCTTCTTCGCCTTATATTCAACCGTGCTGTGCTGTTTATAAAAATGAAAATCACCCTGTTTAAAATATGTTCTCACACCAGGCGATAAGAACATCATGACTTTATAATACCCAGGTCTACATTTTGATTCGGCGCTTGAAATGTATACCTTTTTTGGATTATCCGCGACGACCATTTTAGGTAAAACCTTACAGCTCAGATATGAACTACCCGATGTGCTTAAGCCGGCCCGTTCGCCGGGTACGCTTTTGTAACTTCTCTTTTTTTCATAATCTCCGACGGCGTACGCGTAACAATTATTATTATTTATTCCGATAGCTCTTCCCCACATGACCTGTGTGAATTTTGGTTCTGATCCACTGACTGGTAATCGCTTCGGTGGCATACTAATAATATTTGAGAAAAAAATATTATTAATATATAAATGATTAGTGGTATAGTGAATGCCAGAAAGGCCCAAGACGCCTTGACCGAACTCCTCACCTTCGTGCTCGTGATTCTCATCAGCACCTTCGTCCTTCGATTCCTCTGGAACCGATCCCTCGTCAAGCACATCACCGTGCTCAAGAAGCTCGACACATTCCTCGATGCTTTCATCCTTTCCCTCGCGCTCGCTGTTGTTCGAGGTATCTAAACCTCTTTGTAACCCCGGATGGTTTCACCATCTGATGTGCGCGTCATTTGTGGAAACGCTTTGATTCCATCACACTGTTCTTTTTCACAGTTGACATATTTGTGCGAAATGCCCTTCTTGTCTAAATATTTCAACTGCTTCACAGTATATCCACACCAATTTGTCCCGTACACGATATAATCAACATCTCCAGACTGTTTACGAGACGACCGTTGCATACTAGATAAAATAACGACGACGACGACCATCGCGGCGAGCAAAATGACTTTTTTGCGTGTGAACTTCATATACTTATTTTAAATATTTTTTTTTCAGTGACTCGCAAATAGCAGATACTGTTTTACCTTCTGTGTTTATACCCACTTTCTTGGCGATCGCGACGATTTCACTCTTTTTATACGACGTACACTTTTTCGTACCAACTTTTACGTACCCCTTCTTAGACATCGTGAACAAGGGTTTCGCGGACTTCACGGGTTTCGTGGATTTCACGGGTTTCGTGGATTTCACGGGTTTCGTGGATTTCACGGACTTCACGGGTTTCGTGGATTTCACGGGTGTCGTAGACGTTGTTTTAGGTATGTTGAATTTCGATACCCTCGGGCGAGAGATAGCTTTTGGAGTTGGAATCATAGATAAAGCCTTCCCCAATTTCTTACCACTTCTAGTGAATGGACTAAAAAATTTATCACTGAATATAGCTTTAAAATCCTTTAATCTATGAATCACAGTCCCTCTCAACCTGAAATTCTTGATCATATCCGTTTCATGTCCTAAATAACGCGGTGGGAATATCCTCGAAATGAAATCGGTCGCCTCTTTCAGGGTAACAGAAAGCTTTGGATCCGCTATAATCGACAGGTATAACGCATTCAAAAACAAATGAGTATCATACATTGGATCTGACCTACGAAAAATACCATGGTCTTCTCGAAGGTGGGGTATTTCATGATCATCTACAATCTTATTTGGGAGACCGTCCATGGTGGAGAATCCAAAATCTGATATAAGGGTTGATATACCGATGTGATCTATGTCGTACTCTCGTCCGTGAATTTTATATATATCAAACCCACCTGTAACCTGTCCCGTATTTACTAAGATATTATCTAAATGTAAATCATGATGTCTAATTGTTGGGTGGTCTACCTTAATTCTGTATAAATTATAAAGAACTTCCACGATGATAGTTCTGATATGAATAGGTCTCAGCGAATTTTTCTTAGCCTTCAGGAATTTTTTTAAGGTATCTGAGTTCGCATATTCCATATACAATATGTCATCTCTTCGAAGACTACATTGTTCACGCGCATACATTCGTACACCACCATACTCCCTGAGTATTTTTCCCATGATATACTCGGATTTCGTACTTCCGTGTTCGGCTAATTTTATTGCGACGGGTTTTTTACATGCTTTATCGGCACACCCGTGGAACACCGTCCCGTACGCACCTTTACCAATCTTCGTGAGACCTAATCGAGTTTTAACCGCGCGCGTGATAGATAAGCTTGCCTTTTTATCGGTAACGATTTTTCTAAATAATTTTTCTGGGTTACACCCTCTTGATTTTAAAAGTTTAATTACATCTTTTCCTATACTCGATTGTTCCGTCGGTGTGATTACTTTATTTGCTTTCCTGGTCAGCGATTCCACAGTATCCCTGTGTTTAGCTGATCTAGCATCCATTATATTATAATTATATTTTATTCGTCAACTTCTTCTTCGTAGTATTCTTCTTCGGCGCCATCGTCGGTGGCTGGAGTGTCATCGACGAGACCCTGAAACGCAAACTTTGGGAGCTTGCTTGAAGCCTGGAGTAGCACCTGCGAGAGACGAAGGCTCACACCAAACTTGTTATCGATGAACCAAATACTGGCGATGTTGATGATACACATGCAACGCTGCGACTTTTCGATCGTGTCGACAGAGACGAGTTCCTTCGACGCACTGTAGGCTTCAGCCATGAACTCACCGGAGGGCTTCGTGGCGACCTTCAGCTTGATGGTGTCAGGGTACTCATCTTTTCCAGGACGCACAATCGGCTTGTATAGAGCCTCCTTGATAACCTCAAGGTTATATTCCTTGCCGAGCCATTCCTTCGCGTTTTCAGCGACGGTTTGGATGATTCGGGCATCGAACTCTCGAAGCTTTTCGGCGATCGCCACGGCTTCCTCGTTATCCGGGTCAATCGAAAGGTCAAGCGAATACGAGGTCTTGTTAGTAGCTTCGTCGGTGAAGGCGCTCAGTCCAAACGGGCTGCGCATGAATGGAAGTTGCATGTAGAATTTGTTTTTGCCGTCCTTGGCGTTGATGTAGACTGTTCGGTTACCGATCTTCCCCTTCTTCAAATTTGAAAGGGTCAGGGAGTTAGCATCGAAATCTTTGGCGAGTTGAATCATGTTGGACGACATTGTGGTTTTTATATTTTCTTATAGACCATAAGCTTTAAGTCATTTTTTTTCTTGATATATCATAACTAACATCATGGGTCTCTTCAAAGATTGTGGATGTGGATGCGGTGGTGCTCGTCAGCAGGAGAAATTTGTCACGTCGATCATGTCGGCGTTGACCTTTTTCATCGTCTCTAATCCAGAGACTTACAGATTAACTAGAAGTGTTTTTGGTAAGTGGGTCAGTGGACCAACAGGGTGTGCGTCGACCTCTGGACTCGCGCTTCACGCCATCGTCTTCATGCTCGTTGTCTGGTGCATGATGAATACAAAGAAAGAGGGCTACGCGGTCGAAGATAAGCCAGCGCGTATAATCGTTGATGGACAGGACGTCGGTCCAGCGCCAAAAGTTATTACACTTAATGTGGACGCGTCGGCGAAGAAACCACCAAAGATGGTCGACATGCAAACAGCGGTACCAGGGTTTTCTGAGGAGCAATTTGGTCTCTTGGATTCTGGTTTGAATCTCGGATCTATGGACATTGCCGAGGAAATCGACGCTCCAGGCACAACGTGTGGGTGCGACAACGGACAAACTGTGACTATTTCCTAAAAATCGTCATCAAATTGAATTTCACCCACATCATCACCCATCTTCCCGTAATCACCCACGCGCTTTTCAAAAAAATTCGTTTTTCCATCCAAGCTTATGTTTTCCATGAACTCGAATGGATTTGAACTGTTCCAAATTTTAGCGCGCCCGATTTGTTTCAATAATCGATCAGATACGTATTCGATATACTCAGACATCTTTTCAGATGACATGCCGATCAGGCTGCACGGCAGAGAATCGACGATAAAACTTTTTTCAATCTCGACGGCTTCGCGGATGATTTGATGAATTGTTTCGTCGTTTGGTTTGTTTTTGAGCATATTGAATAACTCGACCGCGAAATCAAGGTGTAAACCCTCGTCCCGACTGATCAATTCATTCGAGAAGCACAGCCCAGGTAAGAGACCCCTCTTTTTCAACCAGAAGATAGCACAGAATGAACCACTAAAGAAAATCCCCTCCACACACGCGAAGGCGAATAATCTCTCCGCGAAAGGTTTGGAATTATCGAACCATTTCATAGCCCATCGCGCTTTTCGTTCAATACACGGAATGGTCTGAATCGCTTCAAACAATTTTTTCTTTTCAACAGGATCTTTGATGTATTTGTCGATCAATTTACTATATGTTTCGCCGTGTACCATTTCGTTATGCATTTGATACGCGTAGAAGCTTCTCGCCTCCGTATACTGCACTTCGCTTCCGAAATTGTCTTCAAGATTTTCGAAAACGATTCCATCCGATCCAGCGAAAAAGGCTAAGATCATCTTGATAAAATGTTGTTCATTTTCACTCAACGCGACCCAATCGTCCATGTCCTTCGAAAGATCGACCTCCTCCGCGGTCCAATTTGACATTTGAGCCTTTTTGTAGAGCGCCCATAAATTCTCATGTTTGAGCGGGAATACAGTGAAACGGTTTAACGTCGGGAGAAGCATTGGCTCCGCGTCGTCGATGTAATCTTGAAAATCAAAAAAAGAACCAATTAATGTATCATTCAATAAAATTTGAGGGTAATTCGTAACAAGTTTTCCACACTTTTTCGATAATTCATCTTTTGCGACCATGGTTTTTTTATAATCCAACCCCAATTCCTTACAAAGCGTTTCTGCGTGGTCGCAGTAAGTACATCCCTCCTTTGATAAAATTTCGAACCCCATCTGTGTAATATTCTAATTTTATTTTTGTCCTGAATCTTTAAATTACATGACGATCGAATTTTCCGAAATTCAACCCGGCGATATAGTTCAAGTACTCGCGAATATAGACGATGTAGACGATGAAATGTATGCGATTACGCGCGATCACTTTACGGACTATATAGTTATAAACTACTTTGCCGACACGAATATGAGCTATAAGGGCGCCCCTGTGTATGAGTTGGAAGATAAAGAAGAACTGGCTCAGCCGGAGAATCTTTTGACACATTATCCAGGAAGCGGTAGTCCTTTCATAAATCTTGAAGACAATCTATATTATAGGAACGAACCAGGCTACGATAGTGGTTTGGAGAGTGTTATACTTCACGATTCGTCCGACGATGAAGATCTTGAAGATTTCATCGTTGGTGATGACGAGATCGATGGCATTGTCATACCACCGCGCGACGCCAGAGCGATCGATAAGGAATGGAATGAGTGGGAGCCGACAAGCCCTGGCGCGAAGCGATACAAGGAAACGGTCAATACGATCGAAGAATTCGCGAGACATCAGGCTGCTGAAAATAACTTTTAAATTAACGCTTTTTAAAAAAGATGAGCCATATTACGACGATTCCAAGTATGTAAAGTATCATTTAACTTAAAGCAGAAAATAATCATGGATCGCCTAAGTGCGCCAACATGACTTCAAAAAAACATGGGACAAAGACATGCAAGAATTGACAGCGAGCATCTGGTCCGACGTGGACCGCTTATTGAACAAACCAACTTTAAAAAAGTCAATTAATATCCATATATGCAATTTATGTAAAGGAATCAAGGTAGTAACACCGAGCGGCGTACCGACGTGTACAAAGTGTGGTGTTGTAGATATACATTATATAGACGATACTGCCGAATGGCGGAGTCATGTAGATGAGCGGGGTATGGTAGATGATCCGGCGAGATGCGGTGCTCCGAACGCGAATCCGGAGTTATTCTCCGATCAATGGGGCAAGGGCACCGTCATCGCTACAAAATTTAGTTCGACCTACGAAGACAAGAGAATGTCGAAGATCAATTTTCATCAGAGTATGAATTATAAAGATCGATCGCTATTTCACGCTTACAAAGACATCGACGAGGCATGTCTAAATCTTCCAGGGAGTGTTCTTCAAGACGCAAAGTTTATGTATCGTAAATTTAATGTTGAAAAATTAACTAGGGGTGCGGTGAGGACTGGGATTAAAGCGAACTGTGTTTTATACGCGTGTAGACTCGCAAAAATTCCTAGGACGACGAAGGAGATCGCCGACATGTTCAATATTCAGAGCAAAGATATTAGTCGGACTACACAAATATTCAAAGACACGTTATTAGGAACGACGAAGAAGAATTATATCACAAAACCACATAATGTTTTACAAAGATTACTTAATTCATTTGAAGTCACGAGAGATGAACGTCTCAAATGTAATCAAACGTGTGTTAAACTTGAAAAGTGTACGGAACTCATGAGTAAAACACCGACCTCCGTCGCGACTGTGGTGATATGTATTATTTTGAAATCAAAAATACCAAAGTCGACCGTGGCGGAGAGATGCTCCGTATCGATACCAACGATCAATAAAATAGAAAATATCATAATGCGCTATTTAGAGAAATAATTTAATAAAGATGTATAGTATGGTTTTGAAGTTATTCTTATCAACACCTTGTTACGGTGGATTATGCCTTGAAAAGTACATGACGAGCCTAATCAAGCTTCAACTCGCGATGATTCGGAAAAATGTTCAGCTCATGATAGATACGACTGAAAATGAGTCGCTCGTACACAGGGCTCGGAACGTCGCTGTGGGTCGTTTCATGCAAAAGACCGATGCGGACTACTTTCTTTTTGTAGATGCAGACGTCGACTTCGACGCCGAATCGGTGATTCGGCTACTCGATTCGGGGCATGATCTTTCGTGTGCGATATATCCTAAGAAGGTCGTCATGTGGGACCAAGCGAAACACGCCGTCGAAAACGGCGACGATCGTAACCTCGAGATGATCTCTTCGAGTCTCGTCGCCAACATAGGCGCGCATAAGCGAACGGTCGAAAATGGTTTCGTGGAGGTGCTCGATGGTCCTACAGGATTCATGATGATCAAACGATCCGTGTTTGAAGAGATGGAAAAGAAGTTCCCCGACCTAATGTGTAAAAATGATCATCAGAATCGAGATTTCGATGATTATTGCGCGCTCTTCGATTGTATGATAGACCCGGTGTCTCGTAGATACTTGAGTGAAGATTATGCGTTTTGTCGAAGATATCAACAGATAGGCGGAAAAATCTATGCAGATTGTTATACAACACTCGGTCACGTGGGCAATCTACCATTCGGTGGATGTCTAAACGACAGACTTAAAGTTTAAGAGTGTTTTAATTTAAAATGAAGATCACAGCATCTATCGTAAGATCAATCTCAAGTACGCGAATCAAAATTATATATAATAACCTTACATTTGATTCATGCAAACCACTCATCATCGAACACGTGTTCAACGAGATCCCAATACCCCACAAATCCGTCGATCGTTTAGTTAATCGTTTAGTCCATCGAGACGTAGACGCGTATGATTATAATCGAAATGATGTTTTAGAAGAACAGATATCAAGAGCTTAGAGAAATAAATAATATACATTGTAATGAAGCTATCAACTATAATTGTAAAGAGATCAGAAGCCGTTCACGTTAAAACGTTACACACTGTTTTGAAATTAAATTTGAAATGTATCCAAAAGGGACTTGTTCAAAACGAAGTGGCATATGTAAACGATGATTCACACGACAAAGTTGCCGCTATTCAGAGTCATCTTAAAAGATCAGATCAAATTTTGTTTATAGATTTCGGTATTTCTATGGATGAAGGTTCTATTGATCAAGTTTTACAACTCGCGGACGGTGTCGGGTGTCTCGTATTTCCCGGTGTCAAGGAGGGTATCGATTGGGAAATGTTTAAACAGAAAATCAAGGATAAAGTCGATGAACCCGTGTCTCAAATGGGATTACATTTTGATACTCAAGTTGGAAATAAGGTAAAAGATGATTTTTATTCTGTCGTATCAACCTCCGCGAAATGTTGGGTCGTTTCGTCCAAACATATCACTCGGGCGATGAAAGATAAACGCTCGGGTACTTTGAAGCTACCATCGGTTCCTCAAACCATGTTTGAACGGATGAAGGAGAAAGGTGTTAAAATTCATGCGTATACAGCATCTAAGTTAACATTTACACACCCACATGAATGTATTTCAAATTTGCTCAACGCCGCGGGTGTGAAAGCAAATTAAGCAGGTTAAAGAAATAGCTCAAAATATTATACAAAGATGTCCGGAGTTCGGATACCTGTACAACGGGATGAACCCTTGTACAAGTATGCAATCGAGACGATGGAGGCAAACTGGGGTATAACCGGAAGATATCCAGGGTGTCAGCCGATTTCGATCGAATATAAACATTTTGATACACTCAAAAAATATGATTATGTGGTGTGCGAGAAGACGGATGGTGTGAGATACATGATGATAGCTTTAACTTTTGAGGGAAAGAAAGTGTGTGTTTTCATAAACCGCGCGCTTGACATGTTCAAGTGTCCGATTAATTTTAAAAAATCTGTATATAATTTGACGATAGTGGAGGGTGAATTATATGACGATCACTTTATGATTTACGATATTCTCACATCGTGTGGTATAATCGTTGGACATCACGATTTTCTCGAACGGCTACAGCAATGTGAAGATCTCATGGCGAAAGCTATTACAATGAAAAATGATACAGTTAAACTGAAAGTGAAGACCTTTCATATTTTAAAAGACTACGAACAATTTTTGAATGAATATTTACCTACAGTGTCGCAAGAGATTGACGGTCTCATATTTACACCTGTACATTGTCCTATAAAAACCGGGACCCACGAGTATATGTTTAAGTGGAAACCTCTGCATAAAAATACGATTGATTTTCAATTAAAATATGAACACGGTAAATGGCGAATGTACGTTCAAGAAAAGGGTAATTTGATATTTGAATCTGAAATCCCACCGGATAAAAATTTCGATTATTCGTTGCTTCAAGAAAACGCGATCGTTGAATGCGAATATAAACCGAACGATACGCCCATGTGGTGGAAGCCATTGATGCTTCGACCGGACAAGACGTATCCAAATAGTAGAAAAACGTTTTATAGAACACTCGTAAACATTAAGGAAGACATCGACATCAAGGACTTTCTAAAATGTACATGAGAATGTAGTAGTTGTCGACCGCGGGTAAATTTTTAATTTCAATAATATTTTCATCATCCTGCAAAACCCACCGATCTTCATATTTCGCGAGTGAAAAGTAATGGCCCCCGTTTTGAGCGCCTTTGTGAATCACACACGATTTTAAATTATACACCAATTCATTAAATATTAATCTATCTTCTAGTTCAATATTTGATTTTTTATCAAAAGATATAAACAAAACTTCGGGGAGTTTTGAAAATACGACTCTCGTCACAGCCGCGTTATATACGGTGCCTTCCTCGTCCTCGTAGTCGATGAGTGTATTCCAATCCATACTTTTTTTAATGAGTTCACTGATTTTACATACGGTGTCATTTATTGATAGGGTTTGAATACTAAACGGTACTTCCACAGTTGATTTGCCACCCGGCCAGATCGTTATTTGTTTGTGCGAACCATAAATACCGTTTTTTAACTCAGGATACGACCGCTCTAAAATATCGATAATACAAAAGAGCGCGTCTTGCGCGTCGTGTGGCTCGAGCATAGTAAATCTCTTAAACTGTTTTTGAAATTCATCGAGTAAAGGTTTTACATTTATCACACACGGTTCTTTAGTGTTGAAATAGTTTTTAACAAGCTCCGCGTATATTCTGGTAAATTCACATTCACCTGTATACTGATTCGTATAGATATACTTAGTTACAGGGTCACAATGTAAAAGACACTGCAGAGCAGAATTGAAATAGCACGTGTTTCCTAAGTTGGCGATTCCATGCATATTAATTAAACATTTTAAAAGAAAGTTAAAGATAGTACGCATTACTAAATAGAAAAGATGAACGTTCAAAAGGTTTTTGAAACCATCCAACCCATTTTTGAAAAATACCAACATGAAGAACACGTCGAGTTTGAAATGAGGCTCGGTAAGTTTAACTGTGGCGTTTTCGATACAGACGTATCTAAAGAGAAATTCGAGTTCATGATGGACGGTCTGAAAAAATATACAGGTTGGGAGAAAATCCTAACCACAAACGAGGAAGTGTATTATCGCGAAAACGATAATCTTAGAATTTCTATCGACGAGGATGCTGAGACTGAAAGGGTCATTCACAAGGAAACGATTCATAAAGAGAATTTTTCAAAACTTAAAAACACTCCTTATGATTTGAGGTTTAGTGTGGCGCGGGAGATCCCGGTCGAACAGTATGAAGGGGAGATGGACAAAAAGAAAACGAAAGAGCGCACATCTTTTATTCGTAAGAATTTGTCGATCGACCTGACCGTCGTAACCGGTGAAAGCGAAGACATGGATTCTGAAGAATCGATGACATATCAGGTTGAATTCGAGATCATCGACCCCAAAAGGGTCGAGGATGACGAAAAACTCTTCAACATCATTCACAAAGTTAAAGACTTGTTTAGCATGTTTAAATAATGAATACACTCAACGAATTTTTGCAAAACTTTTTGAGTATCGGTAGTATTATCTTCTCAGTAGGAAAAATACATGATCGCTTAAAGGGAACGCGCTATTATTAATAAAAAATGGACCGTCGAATGCTTATTAACTTTGTGGACAACCACGCGCGCGGAATGATCGCCAAACACCTCGCGAACGTCGAAATTTATCTCGCGAACCCAGTCGGAATCGGTGAGCACTCCGATGTCATGGAGGCGATTGAATTGGAACTCGATAACGTCGCGAAATATTCCGACCGAATCGAAGCCCTCAGGGGATATGTCCGGAACGCAGCCGAGATTCTGGATGAAACTCCAAATCGTAATAAAAATATCTGTAATAATTAAATATGGTCGACGCTAAATGTAGCTCAGGTGTACTCACCTCCTGGATATGTTGTTTGTGTTGTATGTACATGGTCTTTCAACCAGCGTGGGACACACGAAAATTCTTTAAGAGTAAAGGTGTACCCATCCCCTTCAATGTAACACTCATGTTATGTTGCTTATCATGTTGCATGTCGGTGGGTGTTTTAAATTTAGCCGATTGTGGTCTTCAGTATGCAGGTCTCAAGCACAAATTAGAAGAAGCCGTCTTCGGTAAAAAGGAAGAAGAATAAATATCCGCTAGTATTATAATGCCAAACACGCCACCACCGGCACCTAAAAAATCTAAAAAGAGACAGCGTTCCCCATCACCACCTAACAATAATTCATTAGAATCGATATTTTCAAAGATGTCAACGACTCAAAAGAGGACGGCTCGGCGTTTAAAGTTCGATAACACTAAAAAAAATTTAAATAAAAATAAAAAAACTTAAAGACAATTTTATATATCATATTAAATGGTCGGTGTGATATATAAAATTACTAAACCAGCCGGTACAGACGGTAAATTCTACGTCGGAAAAACCAAAAATTATAAACAAAGGATGTCGGGACATAAAAGTAAGAATTCGCCCTGTATTCTGGTGAGAAACGCCATACAAAAATACGGTGATAAAATGATCTACGAGATCATAGAGGAGAACGTTCCCGACGAATTGTTGGGCGCGCGCGAAACTTTTTGGATCAAGAAGTTAAATTGTTTGGCGCCGAACGGACTCAACTGTATTGAGGGTGGGGGTGAGGATTACGAGGTATCGCAGTTCACTAGAGATAACATATCCGCCGCACAGCGTCGTCGCGCTTTTGAAAAAAATGGATACGAGGGTAACGTCGATGAGCACCCCCACGGGTTTTACCCTCGAGTTACGGTGTGCGGTAAATATGAATGTTTATCGGACGGACCGTGTAAAACCAGAGACGAAGCCATCGAAATTTTGAACGAATACGCGAGAGACCCCGAACACTTCGTTAAACCCGAGGGGTTGGGGAAACGCATAGCGAAAGGTTGGGTTTCTTTCGATAAGAGTGTGAAGAAATGGCTAGTGCTCGGTAAGGAAAATAAATATTTGGGTAAATATGAAACCGAGGAAGAAGCTGAAAAAATACACGAAGAATACTTAAAAGATCCTGAACATTTTGTCAGACCCGGTAAAATAAAAAGAAAAAAAGGTACGGGTTGTGTTTCTTTTGATAAGAGTAGAAAGAAATGGCACGCGTGTGGTAAGGGAGGTAAGCATGTGGGTCGATACGAAACCAAGGAAGAGGCTGAATCTGCGCTAGATAAATATAACTCAAAAGAAATTATCGGTTCGGTAGATTTTTGCCGAGAACTGTCCATCCTCGCCTAACACATTAATGGCTTCATTACCGTAGAGCTCTTGGCATCCCATATCGTCCATACAGTCCCGATCACCGATCGTAAGTGGCAACGAGTACTGTTGATCACCGGGAGTAACCGTGTAGTAATGGTATCTATCCCTTCTACCTCTCACCTCCCTCGAGTAGATGGGCAAAGTTTCATCGTCACCGACCAAAACGCCTATTTGCTGTGTGTAGCCGGGTTTGTATTTTTTAATTGGCGCGTCTCTAAATTCACGCTCCACCGGAACTCTGACCGGAACTTCAACAACGCGTTTTAAAATAGTCACCGGTGCTACAGGTGTTTCTTCGTTCGTCACCTGAACTATTGTGATCGTCAATAACAATAATACGATAAACAATAGGATTCTTTGTTTGACTTGACCCTTCATTAATATATACGAATATTTATTATTTCGAGGGGTTAATTGGAATTCGTCCTAATCTATACTGAGTTATCATCCATAGTGTAAAAAGAAGGGTTTTCAAAAAATTATTCGCATCGGTGTCTTCCATCTTATATATGGGACTCATTATACGACCAAAAAATGTTTCGTCTTTTTTGTTTCCTGTGACTAGCATCTCCATTTGGGTAAGGAAACACGTATCATCATTGATCGACCAATGAAAGAATATAAACGGGACTAGTAGACTATAAAATTCCAACCATTTCTCACTACCAACAAACGGAAGTATCAGCATGGTAATAAAAAGTAGAAGGTGGATATAAAATATTATATTCTTCATCTATAATATGACTGAAGAAAATATTGGTGCGGTAAAAAGGGAACCCGCGGAGTTCCCCTCGGACATTGAAAAAATCGACGCACCCAAGAGGTGGCACACGCAACAAGAGAAGGTGCTCCAGGAGTGGGGTGAAGCCGCCGCCTGCTACAGGTATATGAATTACCAGGCGTTTTTGATGTTTCAAAAACTCTCCATGCGTTTTACATTGCCGGTGATCGTTCTCTCTACGATTACGGGAACGGCGAACTTCGCGCAAGAGCAATTCCCTGTGAGCGTTCGTTCTGCGGTTCCCAGTATAATCGGTGGTTTGAATCTCATCGCCGGTATAATCGCGACGATCATGCAGTTCTTAAAGATCAATGAACTCATGGAAAGCCACCGATCCGCTTCTCAGTTATACGGAAAATTAAGCAGGAAAATACGATTAGAACTTAATTTACCCCTCGTGAACCGAACGGCAGATGGTGCCGAAATCGTGCACGACGCGCAGCAAGAAATGGATCGTCTGATAGAGCAGAGTCCACCACTTCCCAAAAAGATACTCGTGGCGTTCGATAAAGAATTCCCCGATGATAATATCTTTACGAAACCCGAAATATTACACGTCCATCCAATCTTACCGTTTCAAGCAATCAAAGAGTATTCTATAATGACTCTCCTCAAAAAACCTAGTGATTTAACAAATCTCACGGATAAATTCCTTAAGGACGAACTCGACGAATTACGAGGGCGCGTCATGCCCGGGTCAAAAAGAGATGGTGATGTGAGACCATCGTCTGGTATATCTTCGCGCCGACGTAATCTAGCTCAACCCATTCTTCGAAAACGTAGTACAAAAATTGAAGAAGTGAGTGATGAAGACCCTGAAGCTTAACCCGAGGATGACGGCGAGGGCGAGGACTGATAAGCTATAAAAACGACCAACAAAAACAATGCGATATTAAAGAAACCAATGCATAACAAATAAGGAAGGAGTCTCCTTTTCACAGGCTCAATTATCCTTTTCTGTAAAGCGTCATTTTCTAAAATAATATCTATCGCTTGATTAGTGATATCATCGCGTTTAGAAACCATGGACGCGTACGTTAAAGTAGCAATACAAAAAAAAATTAAAAAAAATACGATACACGCGAATGAGATAAGCCTCCTACAAACGTATCTGAATTCCGGTGAGAATGTTTTCATCTGTGGAATGTCTGGGATCGGAAAAACATTCATACTCGAGCAAGTCGTTGACGAATCGGAGAGCATTGAAATAAACCACTCGATGAAATTTAATGATATAAAATCCTATTTTAAAAATTCGAGTCAGTATTTAATAATTGACGGGTATAAGAATGATATGATCAATTTGAAACAAGTCATAGATTATGTGTCTGACGGAAATAAAATAACAAAAAAATCATTGATAGTTTGTAGTCCACAAGTACATATTATCGATAATTTTAAAACTATCATAGTATCTAAAAAAATGCCAGAAATCATCATGCTCTTAAATCCATCACATCCCAATTCGAAGCGAGCAGCTGAAATGTGTGGCGGAAACCTGTTTAATTTTGAACATTACTTAGAATTTCCAGATCCGAAAGATTTATTTATAACACCGAAAGAACACGTGTCTCGTTTACTTTGCGATCCAAATT